ACAGACTCTTGGTACATTACTACAGATGTTCCAAATGGTATGAAACACTTTAACAGAGCTCCTCTTACAACTAAGATGGAAGGGGACTTTGATACTGGCAACGTTAGATACAAAGCTAGAGAAAGATACGTTTTTGGCGTATCAGACCCTAGAGGTATCTTCGGTGTCGAAGGTGCGTAATCAATAAAATTTTGTGGCGGAACATGTTTCCGCCACAATTTACTCATAGAAAGAAAAATGCGACAATTTCTAGTACAGATATGGGCTTACGATCATTACGCTAAATTTAAGGTTTCAGCGGATGATAATGCTGAGTCTATTGAAAAAGCAGTCCTTGACAAAATTGGAGAAAAGAGTATAAAGTGGGAAGATCTGGGGAATTCATACCGAGATCAGAGACGAATAACATACGAGGAGTTGATTGATGGTACTAGACCTGTACAAACAAAAACGATCCTTGGAGTTGAAGTGGCAGTTGGAGTATGAACAAAGTGGTAAATATACTCTTGACATGGTCGAAATTGATGGTGCAATTAAAAACATTATCACTGAGATCAAAGCCGAGGAGTCGAAGATTGCAGATCGGGAAAATGCAATCATAAATGCTGCCCCCGAAGTTTCTGTGGCTACTTAGATAAACGCCACATCGCTGAAATTACATATTTCGCATAAGGATCCCTTGCACTCTACGCAAATTTCATATATATTTTAATCACTATACAATTAATTAATTAGATCTAGACGCGTATAGTCGACGGCCTAGAGACTAGATCTAAATTAACTAGGAGGATTATAATTATGGCAAATACAACGTTCGCGGGCCCAGTAAGATCATTAAATGGTTTTATTAGTTTTGGTCCGAAAGCAGTCGTGAGTTTAACTGCTGATACAACTTTAACAGTTGCTGATCATGCAGGAAGACTTTTAGTTTGTAACGACGCGGATGGTAAGTTCACATTACCTTCCATTTTAACAGGAAGCGCAGCAGCGGTAGCTGGAGCAAACGATTACAATGTATTAAGTAATTTAGGATGTACTTATACATTTATGGTTCAAACTCTAGCAACTGATATGGACATCAAGACTGATGGAACTGATAAGTTTATCGGTTATGCAACAACTCTAATGAGTGCTGCAACAACTGGTAAAGATTGGTTTCCTGCCGCAACTAACGACGTAATGACTTTGGATGGTACCACTACTGGTGGAATCGTTGGAAGTTTTATTCAAGTTACGGCAACAGCTAGTGCTGAATATTTTGTGCAAGCAGTTCTGAAAGGATCTGGTGTAATAGCAACACCTTTTGCTGACGCGTAATAAATAATTAATGTGAGCTCCTTCGGGAGCTTACAACTAAGGAGATAAAATTATGCCAAATGTATCAAGTGTAAAATCGAAATTTTTTGGAGCTGTTGATGCGCTAGACGCAGATGGAATTTCTACGACAGCATCTATTTCAGGTGCAGCAGCTTTAACAATTAATGGAACATTAACATCTGGGGGTAGTTATACGTCCGGCGATAATATCGGCCAACTAATTACTATTACCTCAGCTGGTGATGACAGTGGAATAACTTTTACAATAGTGGGAACCAATGCTGTTGGAGATGCACAGACTGAAGTACTCACTGGAGCAGATACCGATGTAGCCACAAGCAGCGGCTATTTTAATACTGTGGCTTCTATTACAACTAGTGCTTCTACTGACGCAGCGGTCACAGCTGGTGTAACAGGAACAGGAACTGGTACAGTGTTTGCTGGTAGAACTAGAATTCGAGGACTCCAAGGTTTAAGTGGAACTAGTGCGGGAAATCTTTTATTTAAAAATACATCTGTAACAGGAACCACTTTATTAACGGTTCCAACGCAAGCAGCAGCTGAACTTATTGAACCTTACATTCCTGATAATGCAGTACTGTTCGATGCAGGAGCATACGTTAATTTTGGATCAGCTGTAGCGACTATAACAGTATTCTATGACGGGTAATATTAGATGGCTAATGTTACTTCAGGCTCTTACACTTTTGACAAGACTTTTTCGATTGATGAAATAATCGAAGATGCTTACGAAAGAATAGGTTTACAAAACGTTTCTGGTTATCAACTAAGAACTGCCAAAAGATCATTAAATATTTTATTTCAAGAATGGGGTAATAGAGGACTTCATTATTGGGAGGTTGAAAATCAAAATGTTGCTTTAGTTGATTCTCAAACTAGTTATACTTTTTATCGTACCGCTGCTGACGGTACTTCTGATGGTATTAATACTACTTTAACAGCAGGAATTAATGCCTCAGTCACAACTGTTCCTGTAGCTGCGGTGGCAGGAATGCCTGCTTCCGGAACCATTATTATTGGAACAGAAGAAATTACTTACGCAGCAATCTCTACTCTAGATTTAACTGGATGTGTGAGAGGGGTTAATGGCACAACTGCCGCAACTCATAGTACAAGTGATGCTGTTTTACAGTTTATACGAGGAGTGGACGATATATTAGAAGCAAATTATAGAGTAAAATCTACTACGATTGATACTCCAATGACTCAGATTAATAGATCTCAATACCAAGCCTTTTCTAATAAAACTGCTACAGGACTTCCTACGCAATACTGGGTCCAAAGATTTATAGATAAAGTTACTATAACTTTCTATTTAACTCCAGGTGCAGCTCAAGATGGTAATTATATTAATTTTTATTATGTAAAAAGAATTCAAGATGTTGGGGATGCATATACAAATGTGACAAATGTTCCATATAGATTTGTGCCCTGTATGGTTTCAGGACTTGCATTTTATTTATCACAGAAAAATCCGGTTGCCCCACAAAAAGTACAAGAAATGAAACTGTTATATGAAGATGAATTAGCTAGAGCTTTATCAGAAGATGGGGCTTCAACTAGTACTTATATAGCCCCTAAAATTTATTACCCAGGAACATAATGACTTCGTTTTCTCAAGGTAAATATGCATTAATGATTTCAGATAGATCTGGACTTGCATTTCCATACAGAGAAATGGTAAGGGAGTGGACTGGAGCGTGGGTTCATAGTTCTGAATTTGAACCTAAACAACCTCAACTTCAACCTAAGCCTACAAGTGCTGATCCACAAGCTTTACAACATGCAAGACCATCAAGAACAGCTTTGCCAACCCCATCACCATTGGATACTGTTCCTTTTTCAACTGCCGGAACTACAACATTAACTGTTAATGAAAACAGACACCAAAGAAAAACTGGAGATGCAGTAAGATTTTATCAGGTTAAGGAACCGGTTGGTGGAGTATCCGTTGCTGCATTAGAATTAAATACCACTTTAAATGGAAACATTACTTCTACAGCTACAACAATTACTTTAACCGATGCATCAGAATTTCCTACAAGTGGATATATTGTAATTGAAAAAGTAGATAGTACGACAGGAGCTATTGTAAATGAAACCATTGAATATACCGGTAAGTCTACTAATGATTTAACTGGTTGTACCAGAGGAACCGCGGCCCCTTCTTATGGAAAAACTCCAATAAGTACCACAGCAGGTTCTCATTCTTCGGGTGCAAAAATTTATGGATCATATATAATAACTATCGTAGAAACATCATTTATAAATGATGCCAATAGTACGGAAACTTATAGTAATAGTTTTACCTGTACATTAGTTAACGCTGCAACAGGTACAGCAACAGGAGGAGGCTTTTTCGTTTTCGGCGGACCCGTAAACGATAGACCGTAATGATTAAATATTTAAAAAAATTCTGGAAAAAATTATTTGGAAAAACTTCTACTACACTCCCAGAAAACATAGGAGAACCTACTCCAGTAGTTGAATCAAAATCTTTACATTGTACTGCACACAATAGATTTAAAAAAAGTTGTCCAGACTGTTTAATAGTAGTGGGGGTTAAATAATGGCCGGATATACACTCTCAGCATTAGAAGGTGACATTAGAAGTTATACTGAAGTAAGTAGTACTGTTTTAACTGGTGCTATTCTAAGCAGATTTATAGAAAATGCGGAGCAACGAATCTGGTTAGATGTTCCTATTGATGCATATCGAAAAGTTTCTGAAGGAGGTTTAGCCGTTGATGATAATACAATCAATGCTCCTGCGGGATGTGTCTTTGTAAGAGGTGTAGAAGTTTTTAATAGTACTTCGGTCACTACAGGCGCCGGAACCTTTCTTATTAAAAAAGATCAGACTTACTTGGAAGAGTATGTAAATCGATTATATGGTCCAGAGGGAGATTTAGCTGCAACGGCCACCGCCCAAGATGTTACAGGATTTCCTAAATATTATGCCATGTTTGGAGGAGCTACTGGAGTAACTGATACGACTTCAGGTGGACTTTATTTAGCCCCGACTCCCGATGCAGCTTATAAATATAGAATTTATTATGACCTTTTGCCAACAGGATTAGGGACTAATACTTCTGGGACTTATGTTAGTCGTTATTTCCCACAAGGCTTGCTTTATGCTACTTTAGTAGAAGCTTATGGATTTTTAAAAGGTCCTATGGATATGTTGACATTATATGAGAATAAATATAAACAAGAGGTAGCAAAATTTGCGGGTGTACAAATTGGTAGAAGAAGAAGAGACGATTATACAGATGGTACTGTTCGAATCCCTATCAAATCACCCAACCCGTAGTATAGGAGATTTTTATGGCAATAACATCAGCAATTTGTAACAGTTTCAAATCAGAGATTTTACAGGGAGGACATTGTTTAAATGCATCTGGAAGTACAGCTGCAGGAAATACTATTAAGTGTGCTCTTTATGACAGCACCGATGCAGTCTTAAGTAAATCAACAACAGTTTATGCTGCTCCATCAGACGGAACAGCAGATCCAACTTCAACTAATGAAGTTACTTCAACTGGCTCCGGTTATACGACTGGCGGAGCTACTTTAACAAATATTGATGTCGCTCTATCTACTGATACAGCAGTTTGTGATTTTGCGAATGAAAGTTGGACATCGGCTACTTTTACAGCTAGAGGATTATTACTTTATAATACTACTGCTATTACAGGATTCACAACTAATAGATCAATTCTTGTTATCAATTTCGGTGGCGATAAAACTGTAACTTCGGGAACATTTACTATAGAATTTCCAGCAGCAGCCGCATCAACAGCAATCATACAGCTAGCATAAGGAGTTCTTCCTTATGGCTAATACTTGGAATCAAGCCTTAACAACCTGGGGACAAAATACTTGGGGTGCATCCGACACAATCACCGTTACATTAACAGGTCTTTCAGCAACTTCATCAGTTGGAAGCGTTGAAGCTTACACTACTATAGGATGGGGTAGTGATTACTGGGGATATGAAAACTGGGGTGAATCAGCTATCACAGTTCCTCTTACAGGTGTCTCAGCAACAACTGCTGTAGGAACCGTTGATGCTTATGTTAAACCTGGTTGGGGTACTCTTGAATGGGGATACAATGGCTGGGGATCTGTTGATGAAGCAGTCGTTAGACCAAGTGGAGTTTCAGCAACCTTAAGTGTAGGGGCACCTGTTATTGGAATAGGAGTTCCGCTTACAGGTATTTCTTTAGCCTCTTCTGTAGGTACTCCAGTTGGAAGATCAGATGTTTCTTTTGCTCTTACAGGAGTATCAGCCACTTCTTCAGTAGGATCCATTATTGCAGAAATTGGTGTGCCTCTTACAGGACTTTCACTAACTTCTTCTGATGGCGCGCCAACTATAAGATCCTATAATACAACTACTCTAACTGGAATTTCTTCTACTTCGGCAGTAGGCTCACCTACTATTAGTTCAAATCCACTGGTTCAACCAACTGGAGTTTCAGCTACTTCTTCTCTTGGATCAGTAGTTATAGAAATTGGAGTACCACTTACTGGAGTTTCGGCTACGTCTTCAGTAGGAAGCGTAACTATATCTACTTTCACAACGGTATCTTTGACAGGGCTATTGGCTACAGCTTCAGTCGGTGGCTTAAGTATTTTAGCTTATAAAGATATTGATATTACCGGCAATACATCATATAGTGATGTTGCTATTAGTGGCAATACATCATATAGTGATGTTGACATAACAGGGAACACATCTTATACAGATGTAGATCACGTAGCATAGGAGATTTTTATGGCATCAACATATAATAGTTTAGGCTATCAATTAATGGCTACTGGCGAAAACGCTGGTACATGGGGCACTAAAACTAATACAACACTAGACGAAATCAAACAAACTTTTGGCTATATTACTTTAGCCATGACGGAAGACAGAACTTTAACTATTCCAGACGGTTCTACAGGAACTAACGATGGAAGAGCATTTATTATAGAATGTACAGGAACTCTTGGAGGAACTAGAGTTCTAGATATTGCAGCGACTGCAGGAGATCCGGCAGCAGCTATTACGAAACCTTTTATTATTTTTGATAACACAACTCACTCTGGAGACACTTTAACTTTTAAAGTAACGGGCCAAACAGGCTTTGCTTTAACAGAAGGTACAACTTATTTATGTTATCATAATGGAACAGATATTATTGATACCGGTGTAGGTGCTTCAACCGCACCCGGTGGTTCAACTACAGAAATACAGTTCAATAGTTCAGGAGCATTTGGGGGTTCATCCAAATTGGCTTGGGATGGCACAAATGTTTTAATTGATACAGAGGGTGCCCTAAGATTAGGTGATAACGCCGGTTCAGCATATGTAGGATTAAAAGCGCCTACTACTATTACAAGTGATACAGCCTACACATTAACTCTTCCAGTGGCTACAGGAGCTGCAGATCAAATTTTAACTACTAATGGTTCCGGAGCTTTATCATTCGTAGATAATTCTGGAGGCACTGATTGGCAAGCAGTAGAAACAGGAGCAACTATGACTGCTGTAGCAGGTGAAGGGTATTTTATTGATACCACATCAAATGCTTGTAATGTAACTTTGCCAGGAGGAACACTTGGAGACGAAGTTTCTCTTGTAGATTATGCAGGAACATTTGACACAAATAATTTAACGGTCACCCCCGATACTGGAGAAAAAATACAAGGTGAGTCAGCAGACGCAACTTTAACAGTGGCGACAGAACGTGCTGCATTTACTTTAGCTTATTCTGGTGCAGCACAAGGGTGGCTTCTAAAGAATAATTAGGAGTTTAATGGCAACCTTTAAACAAATCAGAGGACAAACAATCAAAAAATATACCACCAACCCAACGAATCCGTTGGAAGGTCAAATTTGGTATAATAATACAACAGGAACTTTAAAAGTATATACCATGGGTGTTGCAGCATGGGCGAGTGGGACAGCTTATCCAGGAGGAATGACGGCATTACGTGGAGCTGGAGCAACTAACACAGCTGCGATAGCAATAGGAGGCGAATCACCAGGTCCAACTGTTGATACAACTAATACTTATGATGGAAATGCTTGGACAGGAGCTCCTGTTATACCAGGACCAGCTAGAAATGTTTTTGCAATGGGAACTACAGCAGCAGCATTATATGCTGGAGGAAATACCTTACCAGGTCAAAATCCTATTACAAATGCATCTGCAGAATACAATGGATCCACTTGGACAGGAGGTCCTACGATGCCAGTAAGTAGAGGTTTTGGAGCTTCTTCAGGGATTCAAACAAGTGCTTTAACTACCGGTGGAGATAATGGTGTTGGAGGGAGTAATGATGTGAGTTCTTATAATGGTTCAACATGGGCCACTGAAACTGTTTATCCAACAACTGCTTATGGAGTCACAGGTTGTGGGGCAACTGAAAGTACAGCTTTTGTAGCTGGAGGATCAGCACCATTCCCAGGAGATAATGTCGGTGTTGCAACTTACGATGGTTCAGCATGGACTTTAACCGCAACACCAGTAACTACTATAATACCAGGACAGGGTCAACAACTGGCTTCATCTGGACCTTCAACTGAAGCATTAGCTTTTGGGGGAATAGGAGGACAAAACAAAACTGCATCTTGGAATGGAACAGCATGGGCAACACAACCCAACCTGGCAACAGGTAGAGATGGTGGAGGAGCTGGAACAGCTGCTTCCGCATTATGTTTTGGTGGATCTAGTCCAGGAACTCCGAGAGAAACTTCAGTAGAAGAATTTACAGGCGCAGCTTTGGAAGTACAAACGGTAACAACGAGTTAATTATGGCAACGTATAAACAAATTTTTGGAAAACAGGTAAAATT